GAAAGCCAGGTTGGGGGTGTACTGGTGGACACTGACCGCCTTGCCATCAGCAGCAGCTCCCAGCAAACCAGGTGCCCCGATAGTCAGGGTTCCTGCAGACTCGATGCCTTTGGTAACAACATACTTAGAGCCGGAAGGCTCGTCAGCGATGGAAATTACATCGCCTGCCAGGATGGTTCCTGTACCGGTCTTGACCGTGATCTCGGTCGCACCAGCAGCGTGGGCTCCATTCAAAACATAGTTGGCGCCAGTACCTTTGGTGTGCTTTGTGATTTGATTGGTTTCGTAGACATTGAAGCCCTGGACCCGCGTGCGGTATCCGTTCTTCATCATCTCATCGTCTCCAGCTTCATTTGCTTTCCACAGCATGCCCATGTAAGCACGCATCGCTTCCGCGGTTGCTGTGTTCAACACCAGCGAGAGTTCTCCGTTGGAACGGTCATTCTTCGCCAGGATCCCCCACAGTTTTGCGAAGTACTCCAGGTTAGTGGAAGATGCCGTGAACGGCACAGTATCAGCTGTACCGAAAGCACGGCTGGCGTTCAGAATTGCGACGCCTGCCAGATAACTTTCGATCCCGGCTGCCAGCGCGTCAAACGCCTGCAAATACTGGTTTTGTCGGCGGATCGCCATATTGGCGTCACCGATCGCTTCCGAGGCTTCCCCGGTCACTGCAATGCGCACGCCTTTTCGGTGTGCCATTGTGTAAGTGAGCGCTTTTGCCACATCAGCAGCGGGTGCGGGCAGAGTTGCAGCAGGTTCGATGTCAACTGCACCGCTCACCTGAGGTACATCCCAGACCACACTTTGACCCTTTGCGGCTCGGGAGAGCTGGCCATCCACCTGGACGGCTCTGATCATCCCAAACTGGCGCCGTGGAAATTCCGCGATGCCCGCATAAAGGGTTGGAAACAAACTTGCTAAAGAATCAGGCATTTTTTACTCCTTCTCTTCAGTGACTTTGCCACCGCGTTTCATAAACGCAGCCTTCTCACTGGTATTCATCCCGTCGAATTCCTCGCGGGTCATGGTGTTTTTGACAGTGCCAACTTCTGCTGCTGCCTCGGATACAGGAACAAACAAACTGGCAGTGCTATCAGCAAGATCGCCTGCTTTGGTCAGTTTGTTGTAAAGGTCGATCGCCTTTTGTGCTTCGGCTTGAGCCTCGTCCAGCGCGGGCTCAAGAGCCAGAGCAGCATTGACGTCTTCCTCGGTGCCGCCCAGGAGGGTTTCGATCTCCTGAGCCTTGTCATTCACGACCTGTACGCGTTTCTGCGCCAGGTCATACGCACTTTTGAATGTGGTCATACTTTCTCCTTCTTGAGATTCTTGATTTTTTCGCGCAGTGCCTGGACGGCTCTCTCGCGTTCCATTTCGCCCTGGTCGGGCTCTGTATCGGTGGGTTCTTCCGGCACGCTGGTTGCCGGAGCCTCCGTAACATTCATCATTTCTTTCACCGCTTCCGGCACCTCTCGGTATCCCTTCAAAGCGTGATTCATCACTGACAGAGAACCCTTTGCCATAACAGCCGCTCTTGCGGATGTCGGCTGGCTGATGATCTCATCTACAAAACCATTCTCAAGCGCAGTCTGTGCGCTCATCCAGGTCTCATCTGCCATCATTTTTTCGATCTGATTCTGCTCTAGCGTGCTCTTTGCCATATACGCTTCAACAATCCCCTTTTTCAGCTCTTTTAGCATGCTGATCGTCACCCGGTGGTCGTCCACATTGCCAATCGTGATCGTCCAGGGGTCGTGGATCATGAAAAATGCGCTGTCCTGCATGGTCACCTTTTCCCCTGCTGTGGCGATGTAGGTCGCAGCGCTTGCGCACAACCCATCGATCTGGCAGGTTACCTTGCCAGGGTAAGACATTAGCATGGACCGGATCGTGCTTGCTGTCATCATGTCTCCACCCGATGAATGGATCCGCAGCAGAACTGGTTTCCCGCCAGCCTGATCCAATGCCTCCTTCATCGCGTCCTGGGTAACATAACCCAAAGGCGGGTGGATCGGGTCATAAAACCAATAGCTGTCCATAATGTCGCCATAGCAGTAGATCTCCACCTCACCGTTCCCCACGGCATCAAATGCCAGGGTTTTCCTGGTTTCAATGAAGTTCTCTTGTACTGCAGATCTGTTCAATTTCATTCCGTCTCCTTGCCGGGCATGGTTAGCCCCTTTTCAGTGATTACCGCCATGTTTCCAGGGAAGTAGTGCTGATCTCCACCCGGGTAGGGTTCCAGATCGTTGATAGCCCGGGCTTCGTTGGGTGAATAAATGCCATCCAAAATTTGGGTGTGCAGAAATTCAGCTTGTGTTTTAGTGTCCAGCTGCATCAGGGCTTTGCGCTCAAAGCGGAAGAATCCTTCATCTTGCTCCTCAGTTGCCAACCATTTCAGCCTGGCACTCTGTTCAAACTGCACCAGGTAGGGATTGAGAGTGGTTCCCAGATAATCCAGCTGCTGTTGTTCGTTCGATTGATAAGACTGCTTTCCCAAATTGAGCTTATACTGTGGCAAGCCAAAATAGTTAGCGATTTCAACTTCTGTCGCCTGAATGCTCTCTAAGAATTGCACATCCGATGCGTTCATCGTGATCTGTTTGAAATCGACGATGGCATTGTCCTGCACCATCACACCATCTGTGGCTGATTTTAGATAACTTTCCTTGACCTTCTGCCTGGCTTCTTCTCCGATTGCGCCATTCACCTTCAAAATGGCAGTAGGTAGCAGTCCGTTACCCATTAGGGTATTGCGAGAAGTGTTGGCTCCGATCTGTCGGTTTATCGTGTCAGATGCATATCCAAGCACTGACCTGCCAAACATTCCCCGCTTATCCGGGTTGATCATCAGTTGCAGGATTTCGGGATCCGGGATGTCTTTGACTTCCCCGTTGTCAAACAATACCTGGAAATAGCGGTTGCCCTTTCTATCAAACACTGGTCGCACCTTGCTTGCCTCCAGGTGATAAATCTCTGGGTAGGTGCTTACCGGTCTCCAAGCATAGGCATTGCCCATGCTCAACAAGTCTAAAATAAGCCGTTTTTTGAACACGAAAGGCGTTTGCCATCTATTAGGCTCAATTTCAATCAAATAAGCCACATTTCGACTGTCTCCGTCGGGCTTGACCCTTCTGGAGCCTCTTTCCAGCCTCTCGAACTGCTGAAAGGGCAAAGCGGCAATGTCATCACTCAAGATATTCATGCAACGGTAAACGGTAGACAGTTTCTTTGCAGTTTCCGCGCTAATGGTTCCAATCGTCGCCATTGGTGGCCAATAGAGTACAAAGTTGTTGTCACCCGGCTGCATCTCAGTTGGAATCTGGGTTATCACTGCTTTATTGATCACTTGTTTCTTGCTCACATACCCCATCCTTCCGAGAGGATCCGTTCCTCAAGGTTGTTGGCCTGGTCGTAAAACCGCGCTCTGCACATTGCCAACACCAACGCCATAACTGGGTCGATTCGTTTGGTCCGGATCACGCTCTTTCCTTTGGTCTCTTTGACCAGTTTTTTCAGGCCTGATCCGTTAGTTGCGATCGAGGCGTTTCCGAAGGTCCATCGCAAGAGCGGATTGTGCTCATGGGTCAGTTGCCCGGATCGCATCAGGGTTTCAACCGTGTTCATCGGGTCGGTCAGGACCGCAAAAGTGCCTTGCTGAGTTACTACATTGACCCCTTCCTTTATTTCAGCCTGGGTCAGCATGACTGCAAACGCCGGGTCGGACACCAGCTCAACCACTTCGTACATTTCTTTGTATTCGAGCACCTTGTCCAGGATTGCCCAGTGGTCGATCGTATCGCCATCTGTCACCTGTACATATCCACCCATCTCCCACTTGTTGTAAGGGACATGGTCCGTCCGTACCCGCTCGAGCAGCGTATTGCGCGGAATAAAGGCATCACTTTTGAAATGCCAGTGATCCAGCCCTGGTTGGGGTGGGAACAACCGCACGATCGCCGAAAGGTCGGTGGTTGTTGAAGCGTCCTGCCCAATGAAGCATTTCTTACCAAGCAACTGCTCATCCGGGATATGCTCCTCGGTCTGGTCGTACACGCTCAGGTCAATCCAGCTGGTGAGTTTGGTGGTCACCCACTGGTTCAGATCCAGCCAGCGGAAGTTCAATTCCACTTCCGGGCTGTTCTTTGCCCGGTTGGCTGCGTCCCGCATCGACTCGATATCTTTTGCCACGCCCAGAGAGGGATTGGCTTCATACCAGTTCGCCTCGTTGAAGATATCTTCTCCCTCGTAGGAGTAGATCGCCACATACCAGGACGGATCCGAGATCTCTCCTGAAGCAACCTTCATGGCATAATCGTGCAGCTCCCAACCAATGCTCACCCGGTCAGGATCCTTGCCCGCCGTGGTGAAGTTCCACCAGATCGGTTGGGCTCTGCTTGCGCCGGATCCGTGCGTCATTACATCCCACAGCTCGCGGTTCGGCTGCGCGTGGATCTCATCAAACAGCACCGCGCTCGGTTTGTACCCGTGCTTTGTGTATGCTTCTGAGGACATGACTTTGTACCGTGATCCGCTGACCTTATCTGTGATTTTCTTGTAGGATGGCAGGATCTTGGAGCGTCTCAGAAGCGCTGGGACCAGCTCGAGCATCTTACTGGCTACGTCGTAAATGATCGACGCCTGCTCCCGGTCGGCAGCACAGCCATATACCTCGCCATTGATCTCACCGTCTGCATACAGGTGATATAAGGCAACCCCGGCTCCCAGCTCGCTCTTCCCATTTTTCTTGGGGACCTCGACCCAAATGTACCGGTACTGGCGGGTGCCATCCTCTTTGACTGTTCCATAAACATCCCGCAGGATCTTCTCTTCCCAGGGCAGCAGCTTGAATGGCTGCCCATAGAACTTCCCGTCGGTGTGTTTCAACATGGAAAAGAACGCGCAAGCGCGGTCTGCTTTCGCCTGATCAAACGGCATGGCTCCCCTTGTTCACGATGGCTTCAAACTGGACTGTTGGGTCACCTAACAACTTTTCCATCTCATCCAGCTGATCCTCTTCATCCGCTCGCTCTGGAACCACCCCAGCCCTGGATCGTGGGGTCAGATACATCTGCTGCTGATAACCAAGTAAGCTCGACCGCTTACGGTCTAGTCTGGCATCGATATCCAACACGGTCTTATAGGCAAGCTGCACCTTGTTCACAATTTGAACAAGCTGCTTTGCCAGTACATCCCAGGAGTCGTCTTCATTTTCTTTGTAATCAACCATATGACGCCGGTGCATCAGCACATCCTCGCGTCGGTCCTTCCAATCTGACAGTGCAGCCGCGCGCATGGTCAGCAGATCCTGTTCTTCTTCCAGGGTAAGGCAGTAAGCGATCAGCAGATCCCGGTCCTGACTGTCTACCCGCTCAGCTTTCAGGCTTTCAAACTCGCGCATCAACCTTCGCCAGCTTTCCCTCGCATAAGTGTGACCTTTGAGTTCTTTGGGTGCTGAAGCAGGCAGATTTCTGCCCGTTTTATTCGCGATTTCTGCTGAAATTCGCTGATTTTTTTCTTCCAAAGTTTCGTGTCTGACCACCAAATCAGCTGGTTTTTTAGCAGGCATTGGAATTCTCCACATTGGGATTTTTTTTCGTGCTGTTGACCACCCGCGCTCGACACCCTCCGACTAAAAACTTTTTCATCCCCCCCTCCCCATCTCTTCGACTGTCTTCTTCGAGTGACAGCTCGCGCACAACGCCTGGAAAGGGCCTTCCCAGAACATTTTTGGATCGCCTTTGTGCGGCGTAACATGGTCCACGTGTTCTGCTGGTGTTGTTATGCCTATGCGCTCACACGAAGCGCACCAGGGGTGCTCCGCCAGGAACGCTGCCCGAAATTTCTGCCACCGTCGATCGTACAACTTCTGCCGGCTCCGGTCTCGTGTCCATCCACTTGCCGTTGAAGCTACCGCATGTACCTGGCACCGGCCACCCGTCACAAGGTTGGGGCACCCAGGATACGAGCACGGTCGTAGTGGTTTGTACATCTCAACAACCCTTCAGCTGTTTCAGCTCTGCCTCCAACACTGTGATCCGGTTGGCTAAGCTTGCTATGGTTACGGTTTGTTCTGCGATCTTCCGATCACGCTCCGCTACATCCAACTGGAGCTTTTCGATTTCGTGTTGTTGTGCGCTTTTCAAATTTTCAAGCTCCTGGATCTTTTGGTCACGGCTTCTGACTTCTGCTCGCAACACATCGACCTCGCATGTCAGCTCCGAGATCTTTGTGCTTTGCTTTTCAATTTTCACGTCTTGCTTATCTGCCTTACTGTCCAGCTGCTCAAGGCGGTCTTTGTACTCCTGGTAAAGCAAAGAGCTTGCCTCGTTTGCCACCTTTTGAGCGACAGAGTGCACATGCTTTCGGGCCGCAATAGCGCGGACAATCTCAACGATTACGCCACCGGTCAACAACCCAGCTATGACAGCGCCCCAGTCCATTAGATAATGTAGCCCCGCGAAGCCTTGATTTGCTTGATCTTGCTGGTTTGTGGTGAAACGATGTAAGTGCCAGCATTAAAGATCAAGGCCTGGATAAATGCGTAAACGGCTTGGACCAACGTTATCGGGCCTGCTGTGGATGGGATCAGTCCGTTGTTGACCAGTAGGAAGATCGTTACTGTAACGACCACCATTGCGCCGATCATGATCCCGCTCTTCACTTCAGATCTCAATCCTGCATACCAGGTCGAGAGCGCTGGGAAATAAGAGGCCAGCAAACTGGCAATCACAGCGATGATATTAATGATCATCTCAGGGGTAAATTCTATTGGTTGCATCAACTCCATCCTTCTCCTGGTCTACCAGGAATTAAAAAGAAAAACCAACCATGCGATCTCTCTCAAGATCAATGGTTGGTTGGAAGCCAACAAACGCCAGATATACGGTTTTCTACCTAAAATAATACCAGATATGGGGGTTTATTGCAAGTAATTAATTGGATGGAAACACCCCTTAAAACACACCGCCCCTGAAAGGGGTTCAGGGGACGGCGGCTGACAAGCGGCGGGGGGGCTTTTTGTCAATATCGATACGGTGTGTATTCGGTCTCCACTTATGTTATAAAGGGTTTCTAAAGAAAAGTCAAGTCGAAATATACAGGGTATGGACCCGACGGGACTCGAACCCGTATCTTCAGTTTAGGAGACCGAATACTTCCCACAAGCGGGCCCATACTGAAATTCATTCTACTACATCGCAAAATCATTTTCTACAAAAACACCAGTGAGAAATCTTAAATTATTCTAAACCGATATCCAGCTGCCCGACATCCTTGCCCTTTTTTGCTTCCGCTTTTTTGAACGGGTTCACCGTGTCTGCAGGCTGTTTCAGTTCCTTTCCGTCAAACCATTCTCGGATCGATAACAGTTGGATCCGTGGGAATGCGGTCGCCTGGGTGTACTGATATTCTCCAGACAAAGCCGCTTCACGTTTCATCTCAGATGTTGCATCCTTGAGTGTGATCAGGATTCCCATCGAGGCATCCTCTCTCTCCAGGTCGCCTTTCAGCCTGGCGACGTCTCCCCTGTTAGTCCCTCCGCCTTTTACCTGGACAATGATCTTGCGCAGTTTTGGGTTGGAATAATCGACTTTTTCTCTGAAAAGGATGATCCCATCGATTCCTCTGTCTGCGCCTTTTTTTGACACACCGCTAGGTGGGTTTGCGCCTACGAGGGTTATTGCCCAGTCCTGGAAGGCAAACTTATCCTTTTCAGCCAGTGCCGCAGCTGATTCGTAATCCATTGGGATCCCGTCAACACTGACTTTAATTCCAGGAAAGTGGTTTTCCATTCTTTCCCTGATTACGTTTACTGCTTGCATACTTATGTCAATTCCGACCCAGTTCCGATGAAGTCGCTCGCTAACTGCTACTGTCGTTCCGCAACCGCAGAATGGATCAAGAACCCAGTCACCTTCTTTTGAGGAGGCGTTTATTATTCTCTCTAATAGTGCTTCTGGTTTCTGAGTTGGATAACCGAGACGCTCTCTGGAGTTTCCTTGCAACATCGGAATTCGCCACCAGCTTTCAGGAATCTTACCTAATGGATTTAACCTATCTTTCCCCTTTGTTCCCATAACACTTTTCTCGCCTGGATTGCGATTTGTGCGAGCTATTGTTTCCTCATCATAGGGCACTCTAATTGCGTCCCGATAGAATGGCGCATCATCTGTTTTTGTATAGAACAAAATTACATCGTGGGTTCGCGGGAATTGCTTTATCGGTGAGGAAGGACGGGTGTAGCACCATATCAACTCATTTCTGAAATTCTGTTTTCCAAACACCACATCCATGATCATCTTCAGATAATGGCTGGCCGTCGGATCGCAGTGCAAATAGATCGAGCCTGTCTCCTTCAATACTCGCCTGAGTGGAATCAGCCTGGCGGTCATGTTAACCAGATAGGCCATCATTGGGGTATCTCTCATGATCTCAAACAAGCTCTGCATCATGATCGCGATCTGCGGATTCGGGTTTTCCTTCAATGCTTCAAACAGACGTATGGTCGGAGGGGACCATTCCCAGGTATCCTCAAACGCCCGGATCTGCGCTGAAGCATCCACCTGTCCCTCTTTGAACAGCACGTTGTAATTACGGTTGGAATTGAACGGCGGGTCCAGGTAGATCAAGTCAAAAAAGTTGTCGGGAAATCTCTCCTCTATAACCTGCAGATTGTCCCCAAAATAGAGCGTTCTGTTCTGAAACACCATGCCATCCCTCCTGGGCATAAATCGTATGTGAGAAAGTGATTATACTCTTCAAGGTCCTTTCAGAGTCATATGTAAACAGAATTAATGTCGAGGAAGACGCTGGAAGCTGGAATTTGGGATGTTGGATACGGTATTTCACATCCTGCGCCCATACTACAGATCCGCTAGTTGACGGATTAACTAAAATCGATTATTGCATTGTCGGGATTTGCGCTGACAAGATATAAGCTTTTCCCAAGTGGTTTTCAATTATTTTGACCGCTGCAGATGAAGCTAATGTATGGATGCATGCATGATGAACAGAAAGAACGGCTTCCTGTAGTTTTTGGTCAGACTCTAGTGATGTTACTTTTAATCCAATATCCCTACATTTATCGATTGAAAGGTGACGTGAATGTGATTTTGTCAAGGCATGATCTCCGAGTTCTTTTACTATTCTCTCTACTTGAGATTTCGCATGACTGGGTTCATCTTCTGAAAACATATTAGATAGCAACAAATCTTTTACCATTTGCTCTGTCCATTTTATAGCTTTATCACATTCACCAACAAAGGTTGGAGGATACTTGCTGATTATTGGTTGCCAAACAGCAGCCTTAACATTATCTGCCTTTATTTCCTTATAAGCTCTTTCGAATTCTTCCACAATTCCATGTGCGGCCACCCCCTGATATTGCGGATCGATAGGACCTAAGCTTGAGTGTTTGCCCATAATAATTTCTTTACAAGCACAGGCAACAACAGTACCAGCTGACATGGCCAGTTGTGGGATAATAGCACGAATATTGTTACCAAATATGGACTTTAGATAATCAATCAACGATTCTGTGGCCGCAGTTTCCCCACCTGGAGTATGAAGAATTAAATCAAGTCCTTCAGCTTTATTAAGTCTATGAACACAATTCATGAATCCGGTTTTGTCAGAATCATTAAGCTCAGAACCAGAACTATTAGGCTTTTGTAGCCAACCAGAATAATAGACAATAACGTTTCTTCCTGTTAGAGTAAACAACTCATCTAGATATTTCCTGCGAATTGCATCAAGTGGATTTGGAGCCGCACCTAACTCTTCGAGTATTTCAGCCCAATTTCCCATTCTTTTTTCCCTGTAAATCTTTCGTGCTTCCACTTGCCCGAATAAAAACTACTTTCTCAACTCTTTCTGCCCCAAAATCTTCAAACCTAATGTCTTTTGGCAATCGCTTTTGAATTGATACTTTTTCAAGTTTCTTCGTTAATTCGGCACACATTCGAATGTAATTAATGTCATCCATAGAACCAACTCCTCTCAGACGATACCTGAATGTAATAAAAGTATACATCATATTTGCTGAGACTAGTACTCCCTCATTTACCCGTCTTGGCATTCTATATACAATGCTCACGGATTTTGTCTATTTATTGACATTCACACTTTTTCCAACAACTTTCCGCAATCCGCTACAATAATCCGTATGACTTTTCGGGCACGCTATCCCTGCTTTTCCGGCATTGCTTGCCGACGGAAAAAGATGCTGGTCAACTGGAGTTGGGGATGTAAATTCAACAATTTTGGCAGGAAATTGGAATGCAGCGATTTAAAGCACACCGCCTCAGCGGGGGAACTGAGGCGGCGGCTTGACGGCGGAGACGAGAAAGTAAATTCTTCCTTCTCCTTTAACCGAGTTGCTTAATGGGCACGTCAATCATTCGGAATGATACTAAGAGTATAAAGATTTCTTTATAAACTGTCAAGGGATAGTAAAGAGTGAGTGCCCCCAGGGAGACTCGAACTCCCATCTTAATCATTCCGAATGATAAACTCTGTCCATTAAGCTATGGGGGCAAGCACTACGAATATTCTACAACGTCAGGATACATTTTTCCATGAAAAATCATGTTAACAATCTTAAATTTTTTGCCAAATCTATTCCAACGCCGGATCCCCCGCTATTTTTGAAGCTTCTGGTTGATCAACTCTGCCAGTGCCTTTGTCCCCATGTCCCAGTGGAACTCCCTACCGCATTCCACGCAAACACCCCGCCAGAAGGTGGTTGCAATCCCGTTCACGATCAGCATTTGCCGCCCCTGGAAGTCGCTCAACCTACCGACCTCCCGGCCGCACTTCTGACACTCAATGATCACTATCTCTTCTGGCATGTAACCCTCTTTCTCAGGACTTGTTTCGCCGTAGATACGCCGGTCCATCGTTGGCACCAGCAAACACGTCCACGACCTCTTTTTCAAACATCGCCAACTGCGCCCTAACAAACGTGATAGGCTGCCCGATCTGTTCAGGATACTCTTCCCAGCTGAATGGGATCTCAAAAATATTCAGCTTTCCCCGAACTTCAAATGGATCAATCGGCCGGATCCTGCGCAGGATCCAGGCGTAATGCCCTACGAAATGCCAGTACTGGTCGACCCTTGCCTCTGGAATCTTGGTACAAGCAGTCAAGTCAGCCACAGCCAACACCTGCCCAAAGAGCAACTGTTCCTGGTCAATCCCAATCCTGAAAACACGCCTCACATATTCGAGATCCCGTTCCAGGTCAGCCTTGCTCTTGCTCGCATGGATCAGAATATCGCCACGGTGCCCGGTATACCACTTCCGGTTTTCCACTGTCATGTATCCACTGGCGATCAACCACGCCCAGGGTTGCTTAATGCTTATTGCTTTCATTCAGTTACCTCTTCTCTTTTGCATAATCCCTTTACGAAATCTTCCAGCTGCGCTTTGGCTTCTACCGAAGCTGCTGCCTTTGCCTTCACATCCTCCTGATCAAATGTCATCCCACCAAGAGTCTTCATGTACTCGTCCCTGGCATCTTCCCAGGCATAGAGCAGCCTGTAGAATTCCGTGAGATCATCTTCGCTCATATCTGTGCGCTTGACTGCTTGGTATTTCTTAGCCATAAATTTGCTCAATTCCAGTGCCTGCTATCATTCGAACCTCTCAACCGGATCCATCCAGGGAACGCCTAACAGCCTGAAAACATCATCCTCTTCAGGTGTATCCAGAACCTCTTCGCCATCCCACAAGCGACCTTCTTTGAAATAAATATTGTCCGGGCAATAACCACCCCACGATTTTTTTGTCATCATCCGCTTCGAGAAATCTGCTGATCCGGTCCTGATCATGTAGATGCAGCCCCATTTCTCGGGTGTAGTCATGAAAAGGTCGACCTTCATGCCAAAAATCGTAAACTGGGCGTACCACTCACCGCGTTTGGTAAACACCGGTTCGTCAGGCTCTCGTAGAAAACTCAGCTTATCAATCTCAAAAATCCTGTCAATGATTATCTGGGTGTCCCATTTATGGAAAAACAAGCCCCGGGTAGGTTTGGGGATAGCTACGAGCTCGATGTCCCCCACCTCCAGGCATTGCCGTCTGATGGATCCCGCAATCTCAATCCGCTCACACACCGGCTCCAGCAGATCCAGCAATCTATGAGCTTGATACCGAGCAGCATCCAATGGCACTTTCTTAGCTATGCTCATCGGTCGCTCTGCTTTCCTTGTCATTCAGCTGGTCCAGCTTATCGGCTATAGCTCGTAGTTCGAGGGCGGTAAGATAAAAAACGCTCGTGTCCTTATATCGCCACCCCAGATCGGTCAGTCTCAACCTCCCTTGTTCTCTGCCGCTTTTTCGAGAGACGAAATATATATCCCTCGCAACAAATTCAAATTTGATGTCCATCGATTCACTCACCATTTTCCTCAACTTCCTCATGATTCACCCGCCAAAGCAACACTCCAACCTGAACCGTGATAATCAAAACCATCCAGATCACCGCGACTGCCAGCACGGAACAAACCAAACGACCTGCAAGCTGCGCCAGGGTCACCATAGCTGCATCTGCTTCTCACGCTGATCACGTGCCAGTGCGCTTCCCGGGTTTGCGTTGGCAATGAGCGCCAACTGCAACTTGTCCAGGATGATCTTTGCAAACTTTTTCCGGTTGATCCGGTTGCCGTAGATAAACGGTCCATCCCAACCAAGCGCTAAGGCAATTTGGAACTCGTTCAACTTGCCTTCCCGCTCAATCCGCATGATATTTGGTGCCATTTTTGCCGCGAACGCCTGCAACCCTTTCACGATCCCGATCTCAGCCGCACTGTCCACTAAAACACGAATAATCACATCTTCTTTACGCGCCACTTATCACCTCGCTATGATTCCTGTAGAGTTGTCTGAAACGATCCCTCGCCTTTTCTTGCTTTTCAGCTGCTGATTCCTGCCTGATCTTGTTTTTCAACCGGAATACAAACACACCTGGTCCGGCAGAATCGCCCAGGTCGAGAATGTCATCCGCGAGCTCTTTGACCTTTTCCAAGGTCCATTCTCCCGACCGCACAGCTTCAGCCACCTGGCCATAAACTTGCGGGAATACTCCCAGCCGTTCCAGCTTGCCTTCCAGCGGGCGGTCAATCACATCATGCCAGCCGTTATTCTTGTCCAGATTTTTGGACACTCGTCCAGATTTCTGGACTGGTTGTCCAGATTTTTGGACAGCTTCCTCGCGCGGATTATCAAGATAATCAGGAGGTAGGTTAAATTCAGGGGGTAAAGACTTAAAATCTTTAACATCCTCCTTAATAGAGCTGTCCAGATTTCTGGACAAGTTATCCACAGGTTTATCCACAGCTTTATCCACAGTTTCATTGTTCGTTTCTTCCGCGTCTTGAGCACCTCCATGCAGATAGATGGTGATCCGAGAATAGTGAGTACTGCTGGACAGCAGCCAGCCGCAATCTCTCAATATCCCCAGGTGCCCGTATAGTGCGGATCTCGATAGTCCCGTCACCTCCATAAGTTGCTTGATCGTAAAATCTTGGGATTCTTCTTCCATACCCCATAAAAGCCCACGCAGCTGCACATAAGTCCTGAACACACCAGCTGGAACGCTCGTGTCATAGACAATGTCAGCAGGGACGGCAACGAACTTGGGTGGCAGTAGTGGGCGTGCCATGTCTAAATTTTGAACAGATCTAATTGAATTTCTTCGCCGAATTTGACTTCAGCTGCTTTATCCATCCCGCGCAAAGTGTCAGCCAGGCTGATAATCCGGGACTTGTACTCCCGCGTCCTAAAATCCTCGTATTCTGCTTTACTGGCCGCAATATAATAGCCACCATAACAGCCATCCGAATCTTTTCGGTGGCAGATCAGGTATCCCTGTTTGCGAAGGTTTTCAATCGCCTTCCGCATCGCCCGGTCATCTTTCTTGCTGATCAACCCCCTCCAGCGCAGTCTTCCCGCTAGATCTTCCCGACTCAGGGGATATTCATACCTGCGGTTCTCGAGTTGCTCCAAAATGTGATATTCAAGCTCAGTTAAAATTTGTATATCCATGAATTCCTCTGCTATAATTAGAGAGTTCCATGAGGAACTCTGAACTAATCCTGGCCAACGGCTCCTGACCGTTGGCCAGGTCTGTTATTACCATCAGGCAGGCGCACAAGAACAATACTTCTTGCTATGCCTGGCGTCTGCCTGATCAACCCCTTACTTTCCAAATCATGTAGAAGGCCATGAATGTGGGATGTACTTGTTCTGCCCATTATCGCCACCAGCTCACGAACGGAAGGAGAGTAACCGTTCCACTGAATGAAGGTCTCAATGCACCTTAAAAGTTGATAATGGATGTCTCTCAAAGCAAAGGGTTTTTCCAAGTTTTTCATTAAATTTCTCTCATTGCTTGGGATAATGTGTATTATCCCAACCACTCTTTTTCAACTATCGGCTCTCAGCTGACAGTCCCAACATTTCGCTCACTGTCATCCAGGTTTTATCCGGATTTGGCATGAGCTTTTGCAAATACAATCTGGTAGTTTCTACGTTGCTCTGCTTTAAAAACCTCCTTATCGTGTCCTCATCATCTCCTGCCTGGGCTCTTAGGTATGCAGCTGTATGCCGCAGACTATGCACTTTCAAGCCTCTGGTGCGCAGCCCTGCTTTTCTGGCGTAATACTTCAGGCTGTCTCTGACTGTCTGGTCCGAGATAGGCAGGTCAATAACTTCCCCCATGTTCGTATACCGATGGAATACGAAACCAGTGTATTTCTGCTCTGCATCGGCAAACGCCATGATCGCTTCGTACACTGGTGGATACACTTCTTTGGTCTGGTTTGGCTTGCCTTTGCCCTGGTACCTCATAATTACTATCCCACCTGGCAGCACTTCAAGATCCTCGTACCGGAGCTGCCGGAGCTCAGAATTGCGCAGTCCAGTCAGTAGGTATCCTGTAAATAGTGCCTTGTTTCGCATCCCGGGCAGGTTACTGGTGTCGATCGCCCGCAGGAATGCCCCTGCCTGCTCCTCGTCCCAGCACATCGCTTTTCCATATCGTTCCACCCTCGGCAGCTTGAAAGACGCTGCCGGGTTGTCTTCTCTCAGCCGGTACTCTTCGCCGTCCATGTCCAGGGTCACATACTCTCTGATCACAAAGTTGTAGAAGCTCTTGATCCCGCTGATACGGCTCGCAATCGTTGCATCCGACCTGCCCGCCTGGTGTAGATCTGCCAGGAAAGCAGCGATATCCTTCCGGCTGATCTCCCAGGCTGCTTTCCCACAAAATGCCAGCAACCCAGTCAGGCTCGATCGGTATGACTGCGCTGTGTTCCGGCTGTTCTGCCGGCTCAACCACAGCTGCTCCGCTTCTCTCCAGGCGATCTGCTTTGCTTCGTCAGTTGACATAGGAAACCCTCGAAATACTGATACAATCGGTTATATGAACTGGCTCGATGTTCTTACTCTCGTTATTGCCGGTCTGACCTTCCTGGTCGCTCTTTACACGCTGTTTATCACCCTCAAAGATCGAAAAGAACATTGTCAGATTAGGTTCTATAAAGGCTTCGGAAATTTCAATGTAGCTGATGGTGGGGGGTTCTGGGTGGAAACAGAGGTTCCTGGTTATGAGATCGCTGTGATTAACCCTGGAAAACAACCTCTCTATATTGAATCCGTCTATCTGTGTGCAGAAGAATGGGAAGACAATATCCAGGTCCGTTTTCATTCCAAGATGACATTCATTGGGCACGGTTGGAGTGGCGGTGAGAGTTTCCTCATCGACCCTCGCAGGAAAGTCAAAAGCTCTGTCAGCATGATCGACCTTCTCGAAAAGACCGAGCAGCAGCATATCGCCTTGTCTGACCTTCACATCTGGGTTGAAGTAACCCTCGAACCTGGAAGAACTTTTCATACTAAAAAACTCGCAGTATCAAAAGCACTATTAGAGCAAGCGCAAGCAGACAGAGCTCGACTAACAACCAAGTGAGCATGTCTTCCCACCAGATCCGCTTGGACTTGTATAGGTAATAAGGCAGTCCTACCAGGACGCCAAAGGTTACAAGGATAGCTGCGATAATTCCGAGTGTCTGCGCCATTATTTTCCTGTTCCCTGGATCCTCGGTTCAATCTCTTCCTGCCAAAAAGCATGCAGGACCATTGGAATGACAAAAACTAAAAATGGGGATATGAGCACTAATGCATCGCGTAACATGGCAATCCTTTCGTACTACTTAATGGCTTCTTTTTCGGGTTCGTAAAATCGGGTCCAGTCAAAGTCGAGTGCAGCTCCTAGCTTTTGGGCAAGCTTGACAGAGGGATTCGTTTCCCCCCTCTCCAATTTGGAAAGAGTTGCCCTATTGATTCCGACTTTTTCGGCTACATCATCTTGAGTCAAGCCGATTTCTTTTCGTTTCTCGCGTAACCAATCATCCATTTTTTACTCCATGTGCACTTTCTGCACATATGATAGTGCAAATAATGCACGTTGTCAAGGGATATTGGAAAGAAAAGTGGAGATTATTCACATTTGCTGGTGTAAATCTTGCAGGTGCATTAAAGGCACATTATTATTCAGGAGGTGTTGCATGAATAATCTTCGAACAGCGCGAAAGTTGAAAAGATTGACCCAGAAGGATGTTGCGGAATTGGTAGGAATCGACCGTACAACATACAACCGCTATGAAAACGGTATGACTCAACCTGACAACGACAAATTACTTAAGTTAGCTACCGTATTAGAAGTCAGTGTAGATTACCTATTAGGTAATAAACCCCAAATCGAGCACGGGGAGACGCGTCTGATCCCTTTACTTGGAGCCGTTCCTGCCGGCGTACCCATCGAAGCCATTGAAGATGTCGAAGAGTACATTGATATCTACCCCCGCTTTGTCAAACACGGCGAGCTGTTCGCTCTTCGTGTCCAGGGTGATAGCATGGAGCCCGATCTTCGTAATGGAGATATTGTTATCGTCGAAAAACAAGAATTCGTAGAGAATGGTGATGTCGCCGTTGTTCGTGTCAATGGTGAAGATGTCACCCTCAAACGAGTGAAATTGACCAACAAGGGGCTCATGCTTATTCCCAGCAACCCCGCCTATGATCCGGTCTTCTTCGATTCCGACCAGGTCGCTACACTTCCGGTCACAATCATTGGGAAGGTCATCGAAATCCGCAGGAGGCTCTGATGTCAGATAACTTTTATTCCAAACTTGCCGGCGTTAGCAAGAAAAATGAAGACGGCCGCCGCAGGCAAGAGGTTATTGAAGAAGATCTCTATGAAGGGCTGGACCTCTACCTCGAGCGGGAACCAGAAAATCCTTACGATCCCAACGCAATCGCAGTTTTCGCTTCAGAATATGGCGATCAGGTCGGTTATCTGAAAAGCGAAGTCTCGGAAGAGCTCGCTCCGCTTATGGATCGCGGGCAGCTGGTTACTTGCCAGGTTGCAGAGATCACTGGGGACTACGATCAAACCAGGGGCGTCAATGTCCAGGTTACTAAATACACCCTCGAAGAAACCAGGGAGTTAATCGAAGCAGCGAAAGCGAGCAAGCCTGTCAAAGAAGCCCCAAAGCCGGACACTGCAGAACCCAAAACGACTCCTCCAGAATGGACAGAATCTGCTGTATCTGCCTCTACACCAGGTAAGGTAATCCCCCTTTCAACCCCAAGAGTAAAACTCAACCTGAGACAACGCTGGGAATCCCTCCCCAAGAAAACAAGGACCTGGATCATCATTCTGGTGATTGTCTTGATCCTTTACCTTTATGGCTCGCTTTAATTAGCACTTTGACATAATCTATCAACATACTGGTGTGCTCTCCAGGCATTACGGATAAAGATGCCAAAAGACCTCACATCTCACGGAAAAAGAGAGCCTTGCTATCCGAACCCCGTAATAACGGCCATAGGGTTCACATCCGTGAGGTTCGGAGGTTCGAGTCCTCTAGCGCCCACTTTTGTTTTTAAAACCATTAATCCAATTCAGAAAAACGATTCACACCGTGCCCTTGACAGGGGGCTGCGCACAGGTTGGGAATTTCAATTTCTCTAGCGCCCACTTTTGTTTTTAAAAGGTTAGTTCGGAGGTTACGCCCTTACAGGGGGCTGCGCACAGTCCTCTAGCGCCCACTTTTCTTTTTAAAACCATTAATCCAATTCAGAAAAACGATTCACACCGTGCCCTTGACAGGGGGCTGCGCACAGGTTGGGAATTTCAATTTCTCTAGCGCCCACTTTTGTTTTAAAAGGATAGTTCGGAGGTTACGCCCTTCCAGGGGGATGCGCACAGTCCTCTAGCGCCCACTTTTGTTTTAAAAGGATAGTTCAGAGGTTACGCCCTTTCAGGGGGCAGTGCACAGTCCTCTAGCGCCCACTTTTGTTTTTAAAAGGATAGTTCGGAGGTTACGCCCTTACAGGGGGCTGCGCACAGTCCTCTAGCGCCCACTTTTGTTTTTAAA